GTTTAATCTTTAATAAATAGTTATTATAAATATACTTTATAAAAGAGAGAGAGAGTATGGCTGTAATTAAAGCACAAATAAATTCTAATAATTCTTCAGGTCCTAAACAGGTTTCTGTTACAGTACCTAGCGCCGGTGCTTCTTCTACTTTTAAATCGTTAAATGACGTGAATGCCACATCTTTAGAAGATGGTGCGTTAATTCAATATGACTCTGCTACAGATAAATTTGTAACAAAAACTACAATAGAAACAAATACCGGAACTCTAAGGTTCAACGGTGGCAACTTTTAAAGGAATTAACAAATGTCAACTATTCTACAAATAAAAAGATCCTCAGGAACTTCGGCACCCGCAGAACTGGCTCAAGGTGAACTGGCCTATACATATGGTTCGGGTACACAAGGTAATAACGGTGATAGACTCTTTATAGGGACTGGAACTGAAACAGACGGCGTAGCCGCAAATATAGATATTATTGGTGGTAAATATTTTACTTCACTAACAGACCATGCAATTGGTACACTAACAGCGTCATCAGCAATTCTAGTCGATGGAAATAAAGCGATTGATGAACTATTTGTTGGTAATAATGTTGCCACAGGTGGTACAATTAAATTTAACGAAGGAACTAATAATGGTGCTCATTTTGTAGGATTAAAAGCACCTAATGCTGTAAGTTCAAGTATAACACTAACGTTGCCAAGTGCATACTCTAACGGACAATTCCTAACAGTTGACGGTTCTGGAGTTTTGAGTTTTGCTGCTGTTCCATCAGGTTCATTTACAATTTCAGATGGTTCTACTACAGATACTTTTACAACTGGTCAAACTTTAACATTTGCTGGTGGTACTGGTATTGATACTACAGTTACAGACAATAATGTTTCGTTTGCAATTGATAGTACTGTTACTACAAACGCTGGTACACAGACGTTAACTAATAAAACTATTAATAGTGCAAGTAACACAATTACAATTACTGAATCAGACATTTCTGACTTAGGTTCTTATATCACAGCTTCAAGTACAGATACACTTACAAATAAAACATTTGACGCAAACGGTACAGGTAACTCAATATCAAATATTGAAGTTACTGATTTAGCTTCTGGTGTTTTAGATACTGATTTAAGTTCAGTATCATTAAGTGATGATACTCTTGCATCAGCGAAAGCGATTAAAGCTTATGTAGATACACAAGTTACAGCAGTTGATGTTGATATTGCTGCTGACACAGGTACAGGCGCTATTACAGACTCAGAAACTTTAACTTTTACTGGTGGTGAAGGAATTGATACATCAGTTTCGGGTAACACAGTTACAATTGCAGCTGAAGATGCTTCTGATACTAATAAAGGTGTTGCTACTTTTGACGCTACTGACTTTACAGTAACTTCAGGTGACGTTACATTAAATGCTGAGCGTGTAGAAGATATTGCTGGAGCAATGTTCAGTTCAAATACTGAAACACTTATCACAGCGACATACCAAGACGCAGACGGTACAATAGATTTAGTTGTAGATAATGACTTATCAAACTATGATAATTCAACATCTGGTTTCACAACTGCTTCAAGTACAGACACATTAACTAACAAATCTATTGATTTAACAAATAATACTTTAACGGGTACTACTGCTGAATTTAATAGTGCTTTAAGTGATGGTTCTTTTGCTACATTAGCAGGTACTGAAGCTCTTACAAATAAAACAATTAACACTGCTAATAACACAATTACAATTGTTGAGGCAGACATTTCTGACTTAGGTTCATACATTACGGCTTCAAGTACAGACACGTTATCAAATAAAACAATTGATAGTGCTTCTAATACAATTACGTTGGATTTATCTGAAGGTACTTTAACGGGTACTACTGCTGAATTTAATAGTGCTTTAAGTGATGGTTCTTTTGCTACATTAGCAGGAACAGAAACATTAACTAGTAAAACAATTAATGGTTCAAATAACACACTATCAAATATTGCTAATTCATCTTTAACAAATGATAGTATAACTATTGGTTCTACTACAGTTGCTTTAGGTGCTAGTGATACAGATTTATCTGGTTTAACATCATTAGACGTAGATAATATTACTATCAATGGTAACACAATTTCATCAACAGACACTAATGGAAATATCGTTTTAGATCCAAATGGTAGTGGTGTTGTAGATGTTAACACAAGTAGAATTTCTGGTGTTTCTGATCCAGTCAATGCTACTGACGCAGCAAACAAACAATACGTTGACGCAGTTGCTGAAGGATTACACGTACACGAACAAGTACATGCTTATGTATCTACTGCTCTTGCAACAATTACAGGAAATACAGTAACTTATGATAATGGTTCTTCAGGTGTAGGTGCTACTTTAACATTAACAACTGCTCTTGATTTAGCAGGTGGTGATTTAGATGGTGATACAGACATTACTACAGGGGATAGAATTATAGTTGCTGGTGAATCCAATGCAGCTCATAACGGTATCTATGTAGTGACTTCAACTACAGTATTAACTAGAGCTACAGATTTTGACACTCCAACTGAAATGGCTGGTGGTGACTTTGTATGGGTAACTCATGGTACTACTTTTGCTGACACTGGTTGGGTATTAGGTGAAGCTGTTACAACTGTTGGTACAACTGCTGTATCTTTTGTACAGTTTTCTGGTCTTGGGCAAATAACTGCTGGTGACGGATTAGCAAAATCTGGTAACACACTTTCAGTTAATGTAGATGATAGTTCAATAGAAATATCAAGTGACGCTTTACAAGTTAAAGCATTAGGTATTACAAATGATATGTTGGCAGGCTCAATTGCTGCTAGTAAACTTGCTGGTTCAATTGATAACGCTAAACTATCTAATTCAACAATAACAATTACAGGTGGTGACGCTTCTTCGGATCCTATTGCTTTAGGTGAAACTTTAGCAATATCTGATGGTGAAGGTATTGATACTAGTATTTCAGCAAATACTTTAACTATCGCTGCTGAATTGGCAACAACAAGTAATAAAGGGGTTGCTTCATTTAGTTCAGATAACTTTACGGTCACATCTGGTGCTGTTACAGTTACAAGTATAGACGGCGGAACATTTTAATTAATTCGTCATCTGTTAGGATTTTGATTTATGGCGACACAAATTAAGTTAAAACGAGGTACAACTACACCTACTACAAGTGATATTGTAAGTGGTGAAGTTGCAATTGATACTTCAGCACAAAAACTGTATATCAATGATGGTGGCTCGGTAAAAGAAATTGGCGGCGGAACAGCTGCTAATTCTTTCACAACTATTAACTTAAATGACTCAACAAATGTTGTCGCCGATTCATCTTCTGATACACTTAATTTAGACTCATCTGGTTTAGTTAGTATTACTGGTGATGCTGGAACTGATACAATTACAGTTGGAACAGTATCAACAGCAGCAATACCTTTTCTAAAATCAGATGGTTCTAGTTCAAATATTGATTTACAAACATCAGGCACAATTGGTGATGTTATAAGTAATCTACACATACCATTTACTTTGGCAAATGGTACAGGTGTAACAACATTAGTAGTAGGGAGTAATTAATGGCAGCTAAAACACCAGTTAAAGCAACTTTTTCAGGAAGTGATGTTGTAGGATTAGCAGAATTTTCTACAGGTGATTTTTTAGGTTATGCTGTAGGGGGTACCGGCCTTACTTCAATAGGAACAGCGGGACAAATATTAAAAGTTAATTCAGGTGGAACAGCATTAGAATATGGAGCAGTTGAAGCAGTTTTAAATATTGATGGAATGACAGATGGTTCTGGCATTTCTATCGCTGACGCTGACAAATTTGCTATATCGGATGGAGGAACTGAAAAGTATATAGAGGCAAGTCAAATTACTACATATGTACAATCAGGTATTACATCTTTAGACGCAACTTCAATAGCAGATGGTTCTGTTTCTAATACAGAATTTCAATATTTGAACGGTGTAACAAGTGCTATTCAAACACAATTAGACGCAAAAGCGACTAATGCATTCGCTATCGCACAGGCTGTTGCACTTGGTTAATACTCTACTATTCTTATAAATAGTAGAAAATAAGAGGAAAGTATGGCAACACCATCAAGTAGAGAAGAATTAAAACAATACGCTTTAAGAGCACTTGGAAAACCAGTCATTGAAATCAACGCTGATGATGATCAGTTGGAAGATAGAATTGATGAGGCGCTTCAATATTTTTCTCAATATCACTATGATGGTATAAGAAGAACATACTTAAAGTATCAATACACACAGGCTGATTACGATAGAATAAACGCTAACACTTCAGAATCAGTTACTAAAAATTCAGTTACTACTGCTTGGCAAGAAGGTAATGGATTTATAGTAGTTCCTGAAAGTGTAATCTCTGTTATTAACTTATTTCCATATTCTAACAAAGGTAATCTAAATCTATTTGACGTAAGATACCAATTAAGATTAAATGACCTTTATGATTTTTCTTCAACATCTATAATTAACTATGATGTTGTATTACGACATTTAGATTTTTTAGACCATATATTAGTTGGTGAAAAACCATTAAGATTTAATCAACACGATAATAGACTTTACATAGACCAAGATTGGAAAAACGATTTACAGGTTGGTGAGTATCTAGTAATAGAATGTTATAGAAAACTAGATCCAACAGTTTATACAGATGTCTATAATGATATGATACTAAAAAGATATGTGACTGCTTTGTTCAAAAAACAATGGGGCGCAAATTTATCAAAGTTCAATGGTGTAACTATGATAGGTGGTGTTACATTAAATGGCCAACAAATATTTTCAGAAGCATTAACAGACATAGAAAAAATTGAAGATGAAATTAGAAAATCATTTGAGATGTCACAACCTCTTATGATAGGATAATGTCATGGCTGTTAATCATTATTTTTCAAACGGTAACGGAATTGGTAATTCCAATGAAAAAAGATTACACGAAGATTTAATCATTGAAGGATTAAAAATATACGGACACGACTGTTACTATCTTCCAAGAACATTAGTAAATAGAGATTTAATTTTAGGAGAAGATACTCTTTCTAAATTTGATGATTCATATTTACTAGAAATGTATATGGAAACAACTGAAGGCTTTGCTGGTGAGCAAGAAGTCATAAATAAATTCGGTTTAGAAATTAGAGAAGATACAACGTTTATGATTTCTAAACGAAGATGGCAAAATCAAGTTGATAGCGCTCATACTATGATTGTTGAAGGAAGACCAAACGAGGGTGATGTTATTTACTTTCCGTTAATGGATAGTTTCTTTGAAATACAATTCGTACAAGATCAAGAGCCATTCTTTCAACTCGGTAATTTACCAGTTTACAAATTAAGATGTACTCGTTGGGAATACTCAAGCGAAAGATTGGATACTGGTGTTG